ACCAGGCTGTCATCCAGCGGCAGCGCTATCGCCTCGCTCCCGCTAACGGCGATCACCATGCGCAGGGTTTGCGTACGGCCAGATCCCTCTTCCAGCGCAGGCTTATAGGTTTCTGCCATATTACACACCGCCAGCAGCGTACCGTCCCCCGCCAGCAGCCCCAGCTCACGCATCCAGAAACCACCTGCGCTGGCAGGGATGATCACCTCCGTCACCAGCCAGTTTTTGTGCGTCTTATCGACTTTGACCGAGTTAACCGCCTTGCGATATACCTCATGGACCAGCCTCGTCTGGCTGGAGCTCGGTGTGGTGGGCTGGCCGTTGCCATCCCCCACGACCATGGTTTTGATATCGACCTGAGTGCCGCCCTGCATCGCAGCGGCGATGCGTGCCTGCCCTGCCGTTGTTACGACAGACTTATATTTTACAGCCATTTAAAACCTCTCAAGCGGGAAAAATAGTGACCGTTTCAGCGTCATACTGCACGGCGCCTGTCCAGACGATGCCCTGAATATCCTGGGTGATCGTCAGGGCGGTTAAGTGACGGCTGACTGCTTTTGCATCTGCTATCAGTCGTTACATCTACTTAAACATGGCTTCATCAATGCCGGAATCCAGCACGCCGATATCCAGGCGAAACGTGCCGGGTGGCTCACTGGTTTGCCACCATTCATGCACGTTGATCACATACCCCAGCGGCTCGACCACGCGTCGGATCGCGGCAATAGTGCCTTTACGGCGGTGAACGAACTGCGAGGCGGCGACCACGGCGCGCTTTGTCTCCTCCGGCCAAGTTTGATCCCAGCGATCAACTGACCAGGCCCAGGCCAGGTAGGGCAACAGCGCGACCGGGCAGGTTTGCGGGTTCCACAACGTGCGCAGCGGCACCGGCAGCTGCTGGAGGCTGGCGCAGGCTTCTGCGGCCGCGACTTCCAGCGCAGACGATCCGACGGGCAGCAGACGATCACTCATCGGAACCTCCCACGCTGATCGCACGCCCGGTGCACCAGCCCGCCTGAGTTTTATCCAGCACCACATCCTGCGCGGGCTGGGCCAGTTCCACGCGCTGCACCCCTTCCACATGCAGGGCGGCGAACAGGGCTGAGCGGCGGATATCACGTCCCAGCCGGCTTTGTGCGGTGACAAAGGCGGCAAGCCGTGCTTCCGCTGCGGCGCGGATCGGCTCGGCCTCCGGGCCGGGGTAGAGGAACAGCGTGGCATCAACGCTGTACTCAACGATGTTGGCGGACTGCACGCTGACGCGATCGGCCACCGGGCGCACATTTTCATCGTTAAGAGCAATATTGACCGCGGACAGCAGCGCGGCACTGGCCTCCCCACGCCCTTCACGCGACAGCACGGTGATCAGCACTTCCGCCGGAGCCGGGCTGGTGGCGCTGACGTCAGCAATACGTCCATCGGCACTGCGGGCATGGTATTCATAAGCCCCCGCCGGCCCCGCCACGCTCAGCCCTTCAAAGGCCTGAGCAATGCGCATACGGAAGTCCTCATCCTTTTCCATCACCGCAGCAGTCGGCGGCAGCGTGCTGCTGTCAGCCGGGCTCAGCACCAGGCGGGTCACGCCGTTGTTCATTCCCAGCTGATCGAGATCGCCTCCGGTAGCCCAGGCCACCATCGTGGCTTTGGCGGCTTCATTGATGCGCTGTCGCAGGATCAGCTCGCGGTAGGTGTTCTCCTGCAACAGCTTGACGATGGGCTCTGACTCAAGCTCAAGGGTCCGGGTTATCGCCGCCTGCTGGTCGGCCGGATATAGCGCCACCAGCGCGACCTTGCGCGCCTGCAACAACGTTTCAAAATCGAGCGCCTCAACAACGTTCGGCGCAGGTAGCTGACTTAAATCAATCGTGGCCATAATCATTCACTCACTGGAATGGAAAGAGAAAAAGGGGACTGGCTGAGGCTGCCCTGCAGCGCCACCACCATGCTGCCGTCGAATCCGGGCTGGTAGCTGATGCTGTCCAGCGCAATGCGCGGTTCCCACTGCAATAACGCCACATAGCAGGCCGACATAATTTGCAGGCGCAGTGCCTCGTTTTGTGGCTGGTCGATCAACATCGACAACAACGATCCATAGTTGCGGCGCATCACCCTGCTGCCCTGAGGCGTGAGCAAAATGTCGCGTACCGACTGACGGATATGATCCCGATCCGTCAGGGCCAGACCGCTGTCACGTTGCATACCGAGATAGTTTTCTGTACTCATTGCGGCCCCGCTGTTTTGCTGCCGCCACTTTCCACACCCGCGTGGACGTGACTGTGAACGACAATGCCGTTAGACGACAGGCTGCCCCCGCTGTGGCTGATATTGCCCTTCAGGGTGCCTCCCCCGGTCAGTTCAAACGTCGCGGCTTTCAGCTGCTGCGTGCACTCCACCAGCGGCGCATCAAGGGTGATGCTGACCGCCGCCGTGATACGCGCAGACTGAATGCCACTGGCCGTCAGTGCCCCGCTTTCCGGTTCATAGGCCAGTTGCGCGCCATCGGGAAACGTCCAGTGCACCGCATTCTGTGAGGCCGAAGGGGCCGGAAAGGTATCCGAAAAAATGCCCGGCAGCACAAAGGCGGTGTTCAGCTCTCCCCCCAGAGCGAGCAGCAGGACCTGCTCCCCGGGAGAGGGGGCATGCCAGCTGCGGACCTGCCCTGCACTCCCGCTTAACCAGGGCAGCCAGGTGGTGAGGTTGCCTTCACTTTGCACCCGACATCGTGCCCGGACGGTATCCACCTCGCTGACGGTGCCAATGCGCAGCAGGTTGTGCAGCTGGCGCCGGGTTTCACTGACAAATTCATTCATAACGCTCTCCTCCGTCATCTCAGATAGCGGGCCATTCACTGACCAGTTGTTGGTTGATATAAAGTTTCCAGGGGCGGGAAACGGCTTCCGGCGGCAGCGGTTCCGGGACGTGCGTGACGTGCAGCGCCCCGTCGTCTTCGCTGACCAGCACCCGCTCGGTCAGCAGGATCACCACGGTGAAATCGCCGTTGGTAGTGCTGCTGAACACCATGCCGTTCTCGCGCCTCGCAGGGGTGGTCATCAGGTCAGGCTGGTTCTCCCGCAGCCACAGCAGCAGGGCTACCACCAGAGGGTCGATGTCACCACCGGACTCGCTGAGGGTGATGCGTAACGGGTACTGATATTCAAAACTCAGTGAGGCGGCGGGCGTGCAGGCCACCACGCCCTGTTCCAGCGCGATTGTCAGCCGTTCAGGGTGATCCTTGAGTTGCGGTACGCGGGCCAGTAACGCCTCGCGTAGCTGGTTGGGCTTTAACATCATGTTGCTCCTGACACTGTTTAAGGGTTTCGACTTGCAGGCCGCACGTCAGCAGTGCCTGCTCCAGCTGGCGGATCGTGTTCAGCAGATCCCCCTGTGTTTCCGGCTGACTGGCCGGGATCGAACAGCTGCTGACGATCGGACAACCACGCCAGATAATCGTTGGGGGTGGCGAAAGCGGGGTGCTGCTGCAACCGGATAATGCCGTCAGGCAAAGCAGCATCGCTCCAGCGTTGAAGTGCTTCATTGCTGCGTATGATCCTTTGATCGTTAAGTTGTTGTTTCATTGTGAGATCGCGTGCGCTCAGGAGTGACTGACGCAGCGTGCGTTCTGCCTCGGCCTGGCGGGCGATCTCGCCCTGTAGCTGTGTGATCACCTCATCGCGTTGGATCATTCCTGTGGTGAGCTGCGCATTCGTCCGTTGCAGCGCAATCTGCTCGCTGTGCAGGTGCGCCATATAAAGGGCTGCGCCGCCCAGCATCCCCATCAGTAGCAGGAGCAAAACAATCCACAGGCGATTCATTGCGCCCCCTTCAGGCACAGGGCGCGCTCTGCCGTTCGCCGCGTCTCAATCCCCTTATTGCGCACCCCCTTCACATAGACCCAGCGCATCAGTTGATCGCAGGCCGCCGCCCACTGTTGTTGATTGATCAGCCGGGCGTAAGTCGAGCGGCAAACGGCACCCACTCCGACGTTAAACGCGAAAGAGACCGTGGCGTCATACACCCCCTGCGGCATGGCAACGGGCATACAGCGTGCAATACCGCTTTCCACTCGCTGTACGTCATCAATCAGATTTACCGCGATCTGCCGTTCATTCACCTCCGTGGTCGGTATAACGCCCCGGGTATGTCCAATCCCGTTAGTCCAGACGCCGGCGCTGCACTGATACGGCGAGGTACGGCAACCTTCGGCGTTGGCCAGCAGCAGCAATCCTTCGCTGGAGATGGTTAGCGTGGAAAAGGAAGGCAGTGAGATCGCCAGTGCCATCACCACCAGCACCGCACACTTCTTAGCTGTTGAATTCATCCACATTCCTGCCCGCTTGCCGCTGTTGCATCAGCCGCCAGGCCTTACGGCGGTAATGCCAGTTGATAAAGAAATTCGCGATGTTGATGCCCAGCGTGATGACCGCCACCAGCGCGCCCACCATAAAAGCGATGTCCTGCACCGTGTGGCGCCCTGACCACATCATGATCGCGCTGCCAAGGTACCCAATCAGGGAGCTGTTTTTTTCCATCAGTCAGCTCCACAGATTCAGCGTTTCATGCGTGGCTGACAGTGAAAGCGTTGGAAGTTCTACCGGATAGCCATGAGGCAGCAGTGCCCCCCGTTCAGCCAGCCCGGGGTTGGCAGCGTAAACCTGTTCCACGACCTGCCGCGTACGGCCATAGTGGCGAAAACAGATCTCATCGACGCTGTCGTCCTGCAGGGCATAAATTTTCATGTTTCACTCCCCCGTAACGGGTATTGCGATAATAGAAACGGCAAAGCGTGGGAACGGTCACCTCACCGCAATCTCACTCTGCCGGGTAAGCACAATCAGTGTGCGTTTTCGACGATCGCGGCTCAATCCGGGGCTGTTGTAGGGAGGGTGTGACAACGCAAGGGCATCAGACAGATGAGATGAGTCGCCTCTGAACGGCGAAAAAAAGGCAAAAAAAACCCCCTAAACGGGGGCATCAGCAGAACATCGCGCAGAGGGGGTGGGATCCGTTCCGGGTACGCGAGGGCCTGCACCCGCGGGGAACAATGTGTACCCGCCAGGCTGTCAGGAAGGCGTTAGCACTCAGGCGGTGGAGAAAAGACGACCGAAAACTGCGTGTTTTTGAGCTCGACGCCACGGGCAATATCGGCAATCAAATGCAGTGCTATCTCGCGGTCACGCTCCCGGCAGGTGCCTTCAGAGGTTAATCTTGCTATCAGTTCTACGCGTTCCAGAATGACGCGTTCAGCTAATTCTTTGTCCACAACTCCCCCTCCATATCACTGTACATACATACAGTATCATAGCGCTTAACAATAAGAAAAGTTTTTTGCTTGTACCGCAGACAATCTTTATCACCATGATAATTATCAAATTATTACTATTGCTCTAAAGAAGAAACATGCCATCGCCTGCCGTGTTTATTTCTGGTCAGCATGCCCGCCATGGGGGGTTCAGCGTATGAAAATGAGGTTCATACGGGCGAAATA